ACCTGTACACAAGTTAATGGCACAAATATAACTTGTGGTGTTGTTGGTGTACTTGTTCTTGAACTCATCCATCTAGTTACATACGACATATTATGAAAAGAACTACCATTGTTTTGTCCACCAAATACACCAGATACTGCAGAAGAAACATTAGTTACACTGTTGTATGAAGGCTGCATTATATGATGTGTATTTATCCAAGCAGACGCAGTATTTACATCTCCAGCAACTAACTTTTGTGCTTTATCACGCATAGCATCTAAGTTATTTTTTGTATCAGATGCAGTTAAAGTTTCACCGTTACTCCAAGTCTTTGGAAATGTAATTGCCATTATTCACTCCGCATCAATAAATAGTTTAAATCAACTTGGTTGAATGTAATTTGTTGTGCTGTACTTACAGTTAATAACTGCAAACAATTCTTGTCTTCAGAATATGCTGGATTACCACCACCAGACGCAACATATATTGGCATAAATAAACCACGCGCTACAATACGAAAAGCATTTATTGTAGTGCTACCTGTGAACTTATAGTAGTAGGAACCATACGATGTTCTTATTGCCGGATCAATTAGTGTTGGTGTACTGCTACTATTTTTATGATAGATAGCACTGTTTACTAATGCAGAAGCAATAGTTTCATCCATAATAGTGCCTTTACTGCCACCTGCATCTATTGTTTGGTTTAAATCAGATTGTCCGGGCACATCAACATATGATCCACTACCATTAATTTGCCACTGTAATCTGTGCACCCAACAAGCAGTAGAGTGTATAGCGCCAGTACCTGTAGGATAACCTGATGATGTTGTTGATGTTGTAACTTGTGCTTGCCAGTATACACGTAATATATCACCAGCAACAGCAGATATACTTAATCCGGTTTTATCACCTACCGCTGTATCAGAAGCAACACTAGTATTTTCTCTAACAATAGTACTTGTACCAGATGTTTGTAAAACAAAACCATTAGCATCAACTAAGATTATACCATTTTTACCTGTAGAAGTACCACTACCACCAGTGTCAAATGCTTTGTAATCTACACCTTCGTTACGAACATTACCTTCATTCATTGGAAAGCCAGTATTTACAGCAGAAAACTCTGCGTTTAAATCTGTTGCAGTTAATTTGTCTCCGCGTTTTATTCCTGTATTTTTTATAATAGCCATTATCTCCACCTACCAATAAACAAATGTGAAGGGCCTGTTATATTTATTAAGTTATTATCAAACACTTCAGTAGCAGATGGAGCAACACTACGCACAAAAACTTTAGCAGTGTGCGTACCACCTGAAGTAGGAAAATCAGTAACCAAGCGTATAGTTCCTATTGCAGAACAAATACGCGAACTCTCCATAACAGTTACACCGTCCCATTCCATTTTTACTTCTAAAAACTTTAAACTAGAAGCGTCAGTGTTACCCAAAAATATATCAACTAAATAATGAAACCTGTATTCCCAATGACACATTCCATCTTTAAATTTATCAACTGATACTGAATCAATTTCGACCCATCCACCAGTGTATGTATTGTAGGACAGACCTCTCCATTCTCCTAAAGAACCTGTTGTTGCATCTACTAATATGCCTTTTGCATACATATCGTCTGAGTTTTCTATAGTAACTTTATGCAAAGCACCAGTTACTTTTTGGGTATTTGTAAATGTATCTTCTGGTAAAACACTTCTATCTAAGTCACCATTAAAAGAACTTTTGTATGCGTTAAACCCTGCATTGAACTCTTTGTAATTAACAATAGCATTGTCACCCGGATGAGCCTCTGTCCATTTTTTACTCATGACAACCTCTTCCCAGCAATAATACGTGTTCCAGATACTGTATAATCAACAGCATAACCAATAACAATAACATCTACTGTTGTTTGTATTCTCCATCGAAACCAAGAACAACTACCGTTATGTACATCAAACCGTATTGGTGTAACCATAGGCTCTTCCCAGAATTTATCATCATCTAACTTTACCAAGTCATATACATTCTGGTCAGCAAAGTCTGCACGTTGTAACTTTACTCCGGTTGTGGTGCTGTAGGTGTTGTAATCATAATCTCTATAAACATCCATAGATACGGTTGTGTTTCCTCCTGTTCTGATAAACAGGTAAACACCGTGTACTTTCTTTTTAAAAGAAGGATCGCCCATATCCAACCAAGCAGAAGCCATAGTGCTAGTTGGTGGATCATTATCAACTATATTATCTGCAACAATCTTTTGCCCTAATGATCTTCGTTTTGATATAACAAACAATCCTGCTGGGTCTGTTGCACTTCCAGCATCACTATTCAAACCAAATATTAACTCACCATCCATATTTTTAGTTATACAATTTACTGGAAAACCTTCTCTAACGCTCCAAGCGTTTTTATCTACGTGATAAATTATCCCAAGGTTAGGAACATCACTACCATCTACAGCAAAATAACAATGCCATTCACGATGCTTTGCTGAATATATTGCGCTTGCACAAGCAATTACATCTACATTTATTCGGCTTATTGTATCAGTAATTCCATGTGATATTTTATTGACAGATGTTTTATCTGAGTATTCTATATTTGCTTGAACAGCATACACACCATCGATAGTTAAAAACACTACACCTATATTTGGAATAGAAGTTATTGTGTCTACAGCTTTAGTTCCTATATGATCTTGAAATGGTGTTGCCACAAAATTAGGGTAATCACCTTGTATTACATCAATACCATTTTCACGAAACACCAATAAATATCCAAAGTAACCATACAAACCAGTTATGCCACCACTTTGTCTTCTGCCTATAGTTAAAAAGTTTAATGCTTCAAATTGATCTGGTCTTGTTGGAACACTAAAATAAATAGCATCATCATTTGCAACACCACCATCAACAAATAAACAATCTTTGTAAAGAGCCATATATCGAAATTGTGGTGCCGGAAATATAATACTGCTGCTTTCATCAGGCATTACAGAACCCAAAGCAACATCAGGCGTATCATCTATAAAAAATGTTTCTGTATTGTTTGGTATATCTTTAACAAAATAATACACATCTCCACTATTAGTAGTATCGGATGAAAAGTTTTTGGTTCTATATATCCTTCTTGCAACTATATCATTCTCACCTAAAGGTATTTCTACAGTCAAATTAAAACCAAAACCACTGCTAGGTGTTGTCCATTCAATAGTATTGCTTGCACTAGATATAGGGCTTTCAGAACCAGTATTAGATATATAGGCAACTTTCCATTTGTAAGAATTTTTCTTTGAACTTGTTTTGAAACCTAATCCTGTTTGTGAAAAATTAGTACTAAACCCGGGAACGCTTGTAACGTTGCCAACAGATGCAGTTGTACTACTTGTTGTTTCTACACCCCACGCTATAGGTGTGCCCGGCGGTCTATAAAAGCCCAAAGAAAATATAGGTCGTTCAGTTAAAAAGTCAGTTCTAATTTGTGGCCAACCTATATATTTTATTGGTGTATCATACCCATTGCTAATTAAAGCAAACTTTCCAACTTGTAAATATTGTGTTCTTGCTTCTGTTCTTTTGTTTATAGTTCGATCACTTATTAAAGTAAGTTTAGTTGGTGTCTGTGAAAACTCATCTAAAGCATACAATACACCACCTGCTTCAAATAAATATAATGTTTGTGCTCCTTGATGTTTTATAAAACAAAAAAGACTATCTACTATTGCCATAGACTGAAAAGGAATCCAATCATTACGATAGGTAAAATACATCTCATAGCCAAGTTTACTAGACCATCCACCAGTTATATCATCCGTTTTCCAGTTTACTAACTCAGATAAATGACCTGGTGTTTGTGGTTCTAACTCATTTATACCCGCAAGTTCATTGACTATTTGTTGTTTGTTTTCCATACTATGTTTGTATTAAAGGTGTGTAAAGAGGAACAGGATCAGTTCTACCACCATCCATAAATCTTTTGATGTACCGCTTAGCAATTGAGTTGAGGTATCTTTGCTCTATCTTGAGCATTTCTTGTGCAACTTTACGGTCATACAATGTTGCTTGTTGTTCATTGTTGTGCTTTATAAATACATCTCGAAGAGACATATATGCTAGCACATGGTGACTTGCTGAGGGAAACTCAGGTGTATCGGCATCATCAATAAGTTTTTTGGGTCTGTACATATATCGTACTGTTAGCTCATAGTCCTGATCCTGCCGGGGATACATTCTTATTCGTTGTACATTACCATCAACACCATCATAAGCAGTATATGTTAACTCAAATGAATCATTAAAAGAAGTTAAATCAGTATCTGTAGCATATTGTAATGTACCATTACTGGTAGGCAAATACTCCAATAGCGCATTACCACTACTGCTTTCAGGTATATTGTAAAACTTGTTTATACCTGCTTCAGTACACCGCACATAGACACGTCTTTTCATTCCTGATGTATTGGGTATTGCTGTTATTGTTAATGCAGGTATTTGTGTATCAGCTAATACAATACTTGTAACTGGAGACAAAGCACTTTCTCTTCCAGCAAAGACATATGATACAGCAAACTCTAGTGTTCTTGCACCTCTACCAGATCCACTGGTTACTGCTGTTATTGTTGGTGCTTTTGGTGGTACTAATGAATAATCATCAAAAGGAACCCAGTAGTTTGGTATATTAACTTCGTTTAATGGTAGGTTCCAATACTCATCTTCATATCGTGTAACAGGAACCATACGTCCGGGTTCTGCAGGTGTCATTTGCATAGACCGTTTAAGGACTTGCATTATTTCAACGCAATCTTGTGGCATATCAAGATAACGAAACTTTACTGTAGCATCTGGTGTACCACCAGCAGCGACGTATGCAGAAGTTAAATAGGCTACTGTTGCAGAAGCAACCCACGCTACTGTATATTCTACATCCAGTATATCTATAACTTGTCCATCCATACTACCATCAGTAGGAAACTGACCAGTACCACCAGTTTCTATCTTAGCAGAGTTTTGAATTACAGTTACTGTAGTTAAAGACAAATCTTTTGTAGCATCAACAAGAACTTGTTTCTGTGCAAACGTAAATGGTTTCTCAGAAAATAGTTTAAAGTAGTTCTCGTTTATTATGTCGTTTAACTGATTTTGATAAGAAGTAATAGAAGGTTGGTAATCCAATATGTTACCGATATATTCACGGATTTCAGATAGTTTCATACCAACCTCCCATTAAAACAAACTGCCCGTTGCGGGGCGGGCAGACCCCATAAGGGTTTTTAGAATTGCTTCAAAAAGATAACAGTAGATTGTGCAGCAGCAGCAGCACTTGCTACATCATCAACCGCAATTGCAACAGGCATCTTGTCGTTAGCGTGATGACTATACAGGTACAAAGTACCAGCAACAGCACCAACACAAAGATAATCTCCAGCAGAAATTGCAGCATTACCTGCTTGATTTTTACCTTCAACTTGTGCTTCACAGATACCGCTAATGCAAACACGAATGTCCTCACCAGAAGCAACTGTTTCTAAAGCAACCCCAATGGCTGCTTTATTTGCAGGTGACTCAATAACTTTAATGGCACATTCAGACCCACCGCCATCAACAACGTCAAATACTACAAGATCACCTTCTGAAATAGCACCATCAGCAACAAATGTTTCTATTTGCCGTCTGTTGGAAGTATCAACATCAAGAGCGACACCATCAGAATCTGTTATATCAAGTTTTTGTAATAAAGTACTAGTAGCCATGATTAAGCCTCCGCGTTCAGTAACACACCCAAACCAGCAAGGTGACTTGTGGCTAACTGTGTACGAACCATAATGTTAGAAGATGCAGCAGCGTATCCTGAGATACGTTCCATATCACTCATTTCAAAGTGAGCATCTTTATCGAAATAAACTGTAAATAGTTTAGAGTTTAAGAAGTACATAGATACATCGTTTGTATTGGTTGCATCTTTAAATCCAAGACCATTATCAATATACATTGATGCGCCATTGTACATAAGGATAAGTTTACCTACAATGTCTTTGGTTTGTTCAGCAGAAGTATATCTTTCTTGATCTGTCAACTCATTACGATACAATTCGTAAGAAGTTGGAGAAGCAAGAATAATATCTATTTCACCTTCTGGTGCATAAATCTGTGTATTAATCATAAGATTACTCATAGATTTTAAACCAGTTGTTAAAAAGTTAGTAGTTACTTTTGCAGTTTGATTATTCCAACTATCTTTAAATGTGTTTCGACTAATACCACCAACATTACCTGAAGTTTGAGAACCAAAATCTTCTTGATGTAAAAATCCACTTGTATTAGCAGCAGCAACAGCACCCCAAGCACCTGCAGTTTTTACCCCAACACCATTTAGTGTATTGAG